AATACTGCAACGTGAATGAGAGCAACCAATACTAGAGTAGAGGTTCCGACGGAGAGGATGTTCCAGACGTCCATTTACATATTCTAGACCTTTTCTAGACATAGAACAAACCGCGAATGTCTGATTCTGTTGAACTTAAACCTGAGACTGTTCTTGAGCCTGCCGCCGTTGAGACTAAGGTTGCAGAGGTCGCCACTTCGGTTGTCCCCGAGGCAATGAAGACCGAGGTCGAGAAGATCGTCAAGGACGTGCTGAAGGCGGCGATCAAGGAACTCCTCGATGAGCTCAAGAAGTCGCCCCTGAGTAAGTTGGATAAGGATGGAGATGGTGTCATCTCTGCTGCCGAGGTCAAGGAGGCGGTGACGGAGCATGCTCAGAAGTTGGGGTGCGGTCCTACCTGCTCGATCGCTTGAAAGAAGTGAGTGATAGGTCCAATCTTTTCACTCCAAACCCGAGGAGATTCAGAATACAATGTAACAGTGGCGAGTTCTACGTGATAGGACCTTGAAAAGACCTCGGGTTTATGGGGTCGACTGAAAAATGAAAAAGATTCGTCTGCATCAACCTGGAAGACCTCAAGCGTCTTCTCATATTCATTATACCTACCAAACCCAGTGTAGATATACCGGGTTTCGTATGTTTCCCCTTTTTGCTTTGTGTACGCCTCGGGCACGTTAGCGGATATCGAGATCTTCATTATTAGACTACAACCGTGTTTGCGAAAACGATATCGCGCAGGACGTCATCCTTCTCCGTCGCCGACTTCATGTGCTCAACAACCTCAACCAACTGGTCGTGAATCGTCTTCCACTTCGCAGGGTCATTCAGGTACTTGGTCGTGCGAGTGCGGTGGTCAGGAAACGCCTCGAACAGTTCCGCCTCAAGCGCACCAGACAACTCCATGTAGACTCGCATCTGAATCTCGTCATAGAGTGGCACCTGCGGCCACCAGCGAGTGCGCGCCTTAGAATCAACGATGCGCTTGTGCTCGTCCACGTAGCCATCCGTGCGACCGATCAGGCGCCATCCGTCATACACCTTCTTAAAGGTAGTTGTGTTGCGGTCCTTAACCTCGACCTTGTGCTCATCCTGGTACGTGTTGAGGATGTTGTTCTCATTGTTGAGACCTCGCTTCTTCTGAACAGATCCACGAATCTCCTTGGCAACAAGTTCCTGAAGGTCATCTGACAGCTCAGAGTGACGAAACGCCATTATCATCTTCGCCTTCTTTTCGACATCATCAAGGACATCTGTAATATCTGTCTTCCCTACGCAAGCGGTGATCCCGCTTGCAATAAGGTCCTTTACCGGTTGAGTGTAGAGGACCTCATTCTTGACCTTGTACAGCGGTTTACGGTGCTCATCTGATTCGATCTTTGCCATGCGGATCTTGGTTGGGAGGTGCTTTGCGAGGACATCATACATGACCTCATTTGGTTGTTGGTAGGGGTTGAGTCCGATGAGTGCAGCGACCTTGGAAGCGGAGATTTCGGGATTGAAGTTTGCCATTGTAACGATGATATACAGTCATTTATGGAACCCAAATCCATTTTAAGCAAAGCTCTGCTTCATACGAACAATCGCATCAATCCATCCAGGCATTCCCTGAAGAACATTTGAAACAGCAACTGTGGTGCCCGATACAACCGTAGCATCAAACGTAGTGCCCTCACAGACAATCACGATAGCCGCGAGGAGTAGATGCTGTTTAGACTTTGCTTCTGTAGGACTCCATCGCAGACAGTACATCTTGTAAAGGACTTCAATGACGGTCTTCGCGTTGAGTTGCGCCTGCTTTCGAACGGCGTCCCAGAAGATCCAGACTGGGTGTGCTCCGTGGGGTTCTGACACAAATTCATCAAATCGGTTTGCAAAGATGAGCGCTTGCTTGGTTTGTTTCTTATGCTCTCGGCAATACGCAAACACCCAGGCCATCCAATACAGCGCCCTTGTCGCATCACGAACATCGGATCGTAAGCAATAGACAAATTCGTTGAGTGGAACTGCGACCGACAACGGGTCAGCAGGTCGAAGAACGAGACGCCCATACAACTGGGACGGCGCTTTGAGATGCTCCTGAATGGTCTGAGGGTCAAAATCATGAAGGGGTTTGATTGTTGGAAGTGACGGCAATTTATTTTTGCGACACATGGACAGCGTAGCAGCAACCTCACAGATAATCTGCCGAACGTCTATGTTGTTACGGATGTTTGTCATATTACTGATCGAAAAAGCGTGTTCCATCGGAGCATACCGTTCATACGCATTTGCCAAGTACAGAAAGACGTTGGGGTTTGCACGGTTGATGTGAAGTGCTGCTGCATCGAAAAAGGTTGCCCACAGACTATGGACAAGTCCAGAGCAAAGGAGTTCAAGCGACCAATAACATGCGTAGTCTGCGTGACCGAGTTGCACGTTCTGAAGGAGAACCTTCACTACGTGGGATCGTGGGTGACCACAGAATGTTGTCTTTTGAAAATCTGAAACTGAGCGAGGATCTGAAACCTCCATTACTTTCATGTTGGCGGATAAGCGGGTGTGCTAAACGCAGCCCTACGACGCATGATGTATCGTACAACCGTGATAATCGCAACAAGCGTCGCAGCAACAATCAACCAGTTAAGAAGGGTGTCAAACCAAGAAGAGGATTGCTCAGCAGTCTCGATCTGCTTCTTCTTGTCCATATTCATCTGATTCCGAATGTTGTCGATCTGCCTCTCAAATGCAGACACTGAAAAACGAAGGTCATCTTCAACAGAAAGAACCTTGTCCTTCACGCCTGTCACAACATCAAGTGTTGACTGCTGCTGATTGATATTGTCCTGAAGAAGTTGATATTGACGCACATACTGCTCAATCGTAGGTTGCGCTTCAACCTTTGCAATCCTCCGTTTCTCATCGTGTAACCAAGTATCGCCCTTAACCAGTGTATAATATGAGATGCGCGCTTGTTGATAAGAATCTGGCGCCTGATCGCGAATGTTCTCTGCATCTTCAAGTTCCTTGAATGCTGTACTTACCTTATCGTGCTTATCAATCTTCCCATTTGCAATGGTCATCTCATTGTTGAAACGGGTTACCTCTGCTTGATAGACATCTTTGTTTGGCAAAGTTAGGTAACTCGCCGCCTCACCCTGATACATAGGAACGGGGTTCAGTTGAGCGCTGACTTCTTTGTTTCCACTGTATACGCACTTCAAAATTGTACCCTCTGAAGATAGCTTGAAACTATGAAGAGAGGGACACGGGAGTATACAAGCGTTTCCGCTTGGGGCCATCACAAACTCAGATGGACAGTTCATTATCTACTACTCAGATAGATTCCCACAGAGGTTCCTACACATAAAGTGAGAAACACAATGTTCGTCGCATAGGCGGGTGGGATTAGGACAAACTCCATTAATGCGATAAAGATCGTAAACAGTGCAACCTGAATAACTGCCATATTTGGTAGTTTAATCTCCTTTGCGCGGTCTTTCTTGACAGGGTTAGGTTGGACATGTGGACGCGGGACCTTCAGACTGTCTGAAACGTCTTTTAGTTTTTTGGTCGCATCTGAAACTGCACTGAATCCAGCATACTCAGTCTGGATACGAGCGTGGTCAGCAACCGTGCTATCTCCCATTATTTAACGGTTGGGAATATAAGACTTGAAGGCGCCGAGGATAGGCATCACAACCCTCACATCGCGACTCGCCTGCATATCCCTCCATCCCAGAAGGTTAGGGATTGCCGCCTGATTCTGCGTCTGGTAAGGAGCAAGCGTAGATGCCATGCGGATAAAGCGAGTGTGCTCAGATGCGTCGCCAACCATCATACGACGAACCGGGGGATTTACTTGACCATAGGGAGAAGTGGGCATTTTGTTTTAGGAACAAGAAGATAATGAGTCTACCCGGTGACTTCGCCCAACTGCTGGAGACATACAAAGATAACTACGCAGCATATCGCGTAACTGGAAACATGTCGCAGAAAGCGATTGCTGATTCCGCCCTTGCCGCAATCAAGAAGACGATTAAGAATGGTCAGAAGATGCTTGATGACAATACACAACAGATCGAGGAATTCCTTGACAAGTATTCCAAGGAAAACCCTAGGATTGAAGAACTCCATAAAAAGTCACAGACAATTCAGAAGATTGGTCCTGCGCTGGAGGATGAGTACAATGTATCAAAGCGTCTAAATGCCGCACCTCAAGTTCAACCTCTATCAGAGACAACCCTCTACATAAAAGGTGCTGTAGTGGTTGGACTGCTCATCATTGTGGGCATCGTTGGCGCCTTGTAACCGCCCTTCCACAGTAGAACAAAAAAGAAGACAATCGATAGAAGTGCCAAACTCAGACCATACCAGAAAAAGACCGCCTTGAACTTGGCGTCTTCATGAGAATGGATCGCGCGGAGAGTTTCAACTTGGTCTGCATCTCCGATGATTGCAGTGTATTCCTTTTGAATTTTGACGAGTTTCTTGACAAGATCGTTGCGAACAGTTTCGATATGCCCCGCTGTTTCCTTGACCTTTGCAAGTTCCTTAAGCATCTCATTTAGGATGTCTGACAGTTCAATGTTTACTTCTTTGAGATGTTCTACACTCGGGTTAGGCGATGCAATTAGAGTGTCGTACTCATTTTTCTTTTGTCGGTATTCTATCTCTAGGGCGTCCATTATTACTCTGCAGCATTTACATTTTCAACGCAATGACGATAATACAGACTACGACCCGCTGTATCTGAATGACGAGTGACCTCGATGACATCTCCAGGTACAGCACCAATCCACTTGATCATTGTGTCCTGGGAATCAATCGCCGGCAGCGGTTCAGGAGAAGAAATCTTGTACAACTCGAAGATCTTCGCCTTCTCCTCCTCAGACAGAATACGGTGAGGCATTGCCATACGGTGAGTCGTGATGTCAAACTGAAGTTGCCAGATATGGAAGAAGGTCAGTCGGTTCTTGGAGTGGGACTTCACCAGTCGAAGAACATTGTCTGAAGGCGCTGACATTGCGACGATCACAATCCCCGTTGTATGTCCGTTCTCCTCTGCGAATGTAATGATGTTTGTAATGTCACCTGCAAGAACCTTCTCCTTCTTGCTGAAGCACACCCGAATGGTGCCGATCGTGTAGAGTTTGACCTTCTCCATCTTCTTGTTGTCGGTCGTGATGCTCTCCGTTGCCGTATCTAACTTACGACGCTCAAACATAGTTCGCAGAGTAGACAGCGCGGTCTCGATACGGTTGTCTTCCTCCATTGTGTATCCTCTCTTCTTACAGATTACACCATTCGTTTTTTTCGAGCAGTTGAACAATGAAGCAGTGGGTTTGGTTTTTACTCGCTCTTTTGATTGTTGGATTCGTGATGAAACTCCTTCCCGGAATGGAAAAGTTCTACGGCGGTCCGCCTGAGTCAAAGATGATCGACACGAGTCAGCAGAAGCGTGCGATGGCAAATGCAGACTCATCATATGCTCAGAAGACCAATCACTTTGTCATCCCTAGCAGCGTTGGTGATGCGGTCGGCATGACTACACCGTGGCAAGTTAATCAGTGGAGTTCTAAACTTTAATCGACGCGTTAGATAATGAGGGGAAAGGGTCAGTGTGGATCAAAGGCGTGTGATGACGACGCCTATCTTGCCGAGATGAAGAAAAAGACCGAGGCGCTTCAGAAGGACCAGAACAATCGTATGAAAAAGGAGATGAAGGGCGTTGCTGATGAGATAAAACGATCTAAAAAGTTAGGTGAGATGATCACCAACCCAATGCACAAGGATACAACTCTTGAGGAATTAAATAACCTTGGTGGTCGTAAGACCCGTAGGCGAAGGCGCCGTCGTCACACTCGGCGTCGTTAAATATCTAATGCCATCATCCTAGGAGTAAGCGGTTCAGGTTTCGTACCGTTCTCGCGATGACGAACAACGTCATCCCAGAACGCCTTCAGATCTGGAAGATGAGTCGGCAACCACTCTGGGTCCTTGGGAACAAAGTCCTTCTTGATATCCGTAAGAACCCAGTAAACATACTGGTGCTCATCTGTTAGAGTGCACTGCCACTCGTGGAGATCAAGATTATCGGGTTTGTAGTCAACCGTATTCGCGACAGCAAAGACACCCTTCTTAAGCGTGCTTTCATCCCACGCCGTAAAGTTCACCTGCTTGAATCGAAACTCAACATACTCGCACTCATCAATCCCCGTGCACTCCATCTGCATCTGCATTTGGTCCACGTAGTAGATCGGGATTTCCTCCTTGCGAACACGAGTCATCGGGCACTTAAATTCGACCAAACGCCCATAACGCAGAGGATCGGAATCTGCAAGTCGGGGAACAATAAGCCCATCAGGAGAAGCGCCCAGAAAGTCATAGACCGGATGTCGGCAGCACCCTACATCTATAATGTCGCACGCCGTCGTATCCTCGTAGATCTTCTTTGCTACGGGTTCAAAGCGAGTGCCCCAGATCAATGCTGGAATTGAATTCATCCCCTCTGCTCGAACAGGTGGTTCAAGTTTCTTTGTGAGCAACTCAAGACGAGATGCGAGAGACGTCCAGACCTTAGACACCTCTGACGCAGTGATCATTGTACCTCGCTGATTCAACCAAGCGTCTGTTCGCTGATCATTCTTGCCGTATAAGCGAATGACTCGCTCAAAACAACGATCACGAATCCACAGGCGACCCAGCTCGCTCGTCATCAGCTTCTGCACCAGTTTCATAACTTCCCTCTTCAGTTGGGTGTAGGAAAGTCCCGGTTGAAATGAGCGACATAACGTTATGAATTGACGTAGCCGGATGTTGAGGTGTGTGTACGGTCTGTTCTCTAACAGATAGGAAGTCAACACTTCCTCCATTACGGGTCTCTATCTTGCTCTCCGAAAGTTCATTTTGTCTTCGGATCAACCGCATCTCAAACTCACCTGCACCCATTGTTCCGAATTCATTAGCACGCGAGAACATCTCGTCATACATCTTCTTGAACTCATTCTCATACTCGTCTAACTTGTCAAGGGGAAACCCAGCGTCCTCAATCGTTGGCAAACAATCGCCCTCCTTGAAAACAGGATCAGGGAGAGGAGGTTGATCACGAAGCATCTCTAGGAAGTTAGCGTATTCCTTATCACCCTCAGGCATCATAAAAACACCTGGAGTAGTTGCCTCCATAACTCCAC